GGCGTGGCTGACAGAAGCTGTCGCGACGGGGCGCATTGAGGCCCCCGGCTTCTTTGACGACCCAGCGATTCGGGCGGCATGGTGCAACGCGGATTGGTTCGGTCCATCCATGAGCATCCTCGACCCCGTCAAGGACGTCACGGGCTCGGCGCTCCGTGTGAAATACGGCCTTTCGACGCGTGAGCGTGAGGCCGCAGAGATGACGGGCACGGACTTTGAAGAAAATTTGGAACAGCTTGCCTACGAGAAGCAGAAGACGGAAGCGCTCGGCCTTGATATGGGGAACGCGGAAGTCTTGGCTGGAAAGTTGGCACAACAGCAACCAGCGCAAAGTACGGAAGGAGGTGATACGACATGAAGCGTAAATTCTGGAATTTCAAGAACGAAGCGGATGAAGCCGAGCTCCTGCTCTACGGTGATATTTCCGATGAGACGTGGTATGGGGACGAAGTTACGCCGAAAGCCTTCGCAGAGGACCTTGCGTCCTGTGGTGGCAAGAAGCTGAACATTCGCATCAACTCTCCAGGCGGCGATGTATTCGCCGCGCAGGCCATCTACAACCAGCTCAAGCGCTACTCAGGCGATGTGAGCGTCACGATTGATGGCATGTGCGCGAGTGCGGCGACCATCATTGCATGCGCGGGCTCGACCGTCACAATGCCGTCGAACGCGGTGTACATGATTCACAATCCTGCCTGTGTCGTCATGGACGCTATGACAGTTGACGATGCGAAGAACCTTATCAAGATGCTAGAAACGACGAAGGACACCATCCTCGCGGTCTATCATGACCGCGTCGGCGGCAAGCTTTCCGACACAAAGCTCTCCCATCTCATGGACAATGAAACATGGATGAGCGCGAGCGAAGCGTTGGCGAATGGCTTTGTTGACGCCATCGACGAGCAGGCGACGGTCGAGGACAAGCTCGACGGAAACATGCTTATCGTTAACTCGGTGCGCGTGCCGCTCGACAAGTTCAAGAACGCCGCGAAACTTCGCGGAATTTTGGCACAAAATGTGCCGAAAACCGCAGAAACGGAGGAAAAAAACGTGGAAAATAACGAAATTTTGAAGAAAATCAAGGACATGCTCGGCATCACGGAGCCACCGAAAGAAGAGCCTCACCAGACGATTGAGGACGCCGTCAAAGCCGAGCGCGAGCGTATGAACGCTCTCGACGCGCTCAAGAACGGCAATCCGGCTGTCGATGCCATCGTTGAGACGGCAAAGAAGAACGGGCAGACCGTGAAGGACGTCCAGCCGTTCGTCGATGCGATGCCGGAGCCGCCGAAAGAGGACGCTGGCAAGGCGCTCGACGCTATCCGTGACCTCATCCTCGACAACATGGCATCCGGCGCTGAGGATGTGAAGCCTGAGCCTGTTGTAGACAAGGCTGAGGCGAAGGAGAAGAAAGAAAAGAGCGAGATTGATGCCGTTGTCAATCTCATCAACGCGAACCGTTGAAAGGAGAATCCAAGATGGCTATCAGAGAATCCATGACCGGCGTCACGTATGACGAGCTTTTCGGCGGTCCCGAAATCCCCGTCCTGACGAAGAATGTCACGCTGGCAAAAGGTGCAGCACATAAGCGCGGCGAGCTCCTGACGCTCGACACGACGACGGGCACGTACGCACTCACGGAAAAGGGCAAGGCGGCAAGCGTTGTCCTCGCCTATGACACGGACGCAACGAGTGCTGACACGATTGCAACGGTCTATACTTGCGGCCGGTTCAATCGCGAAAAGCTTATCGTTGCAGATGGTGACACGGTCGATGCCCATGAAGAAGAGCTTCGTGGTGTTGGCATTTACCTCGCATCGCTCAAGTAAGGGAGGCTTATAAGAAATGGCTATTGATTTCAGCAATACTTTTGCACTCATGCAGACCTTGGAGAAGTCCAAGGCCCCGGCATCGTTCCTGCTCGACACGTTCTTCCCCGTCACTCCGACGCCGAGCGTGCAGAACTACATCGCGGTCGAGTACCGCAAGGGCGGCCGTCGTCTCGCTCCGTTCGTCGTAAAGGGCGCTCGTGGCGTCAACCTCGACCGTACTGGCTCCAAGGTTGACATCTACCAGCCGCCGACGATGGCGGCGAGCCGCGTCATCAACCCCGAGGACATCGAGACGCGCGGTTTTGGCGAGAACATCTATTCGACGATGACGCCCGCCGAGAGAGCTCGTGTTCTCCAGGCAAAGGACCTTCGCGAACTTCAGGACTCCATCATCAACCGCAAGAACAAGATGGCGGCGGACATCCTCACGACGGGCAAGACGGTCATCAAGGGCTACGCAGACGACGGCAAAGAAGTCATCACGGATACGGTCGCTTTCGATTGGACGCAGGAAGCCAAAGTCGCGAAGAGTTGGGCGGATGCGGGCGCTACCATCTTCGACGACATCAAAGCGGCATCGGAGCAGATTCAGGAGAGTGCAGGCGAGGTTCCGACCATCATGATTTGTGGCAAGAACGTTGCGGACTACATCCTGAACAACGACCAGATCATGAAGTGGCTTGCCATCCCGAGCGCATCCAATCTCTCGCTCATGGGCCTCCAGCCGCGTATCACGAGCCCGCAGGTCATGCGCATCGGTATGATTCAGAGCCTGAACCTCGAAGTCTACAGCTACGCAGAGACGTACACGGACGATGACGGCACGGTCAAGCCGTTCCTCGACCCGAACGATGTCATCATCGCGATTCCGGGCCGCGGCCG